ATACAATGGCGCACGCTGAGAAAGAGAACAAGCAAGGGTTGATGAACTTCATTGCAGCTCGAATTGAAGCACACAATAAATGGGCGTGGTTCCTCCGCGCTACATCCAAGGAGTAAATGATGAAGCTGGAACAACCCGTCAATGAGAACTACCCAAAACACCAAGACCTCAGCGGAATTCCAACAGAGAAACTAAAAGCATATCTTGCTAAACAAAGTTCAGGCGAGGGCAACCAAATCAAGCGTGTTCGCGCTGAACTGCAGCACAGAGAACAACAAGGTGTAGCGGAAGGCTTAGAGACTGTGGCAGACATTGATAAGCAGATTGAGTTCCACAAGCAAGGACAGGCTGCTGCACAATACAAAGGTTCAATGAAAAAGCTTTGAAGCAAGGTGTGACGGAAGGTAGAGAAAACCCACTTCAAGACATTGATCCTCGCGGGTGGCACCTGATTCAAGGTGACCGACCTATCGCCATAAACTTTCCAGACGGATACACTGCAAAAGCAGAAAAGGAACTCGAAAACAAGAAGCGTGACAGTGCACAAACAGACGATGCAGTAGCACGAGCGCAAACGGATAAGGAAAAAATTCGTACAGGATTGCAAAAAGTACGAACATTATTTTTACAGAAGCGAGAACAAGTATGGATAAGAAAACACGCACAGAGCAGTTGAAGGGTAGATTGATTGAGGCGGTTGAGAACAGTCGCGAGTTCCAACAAGATGCTCACATATTCGTTGCAAATCTATTCAAACGACTGGACAACTACCGTCCTGTTAAGGAGTTGCAACGAGGGGAATCATATCCACCACACGGGCGATTTTTATCTGGACCAGATATTCTAACTCGTCCAATGTTCATTGTTTCCGCTGCACCAAAAGGCAACGATAAGATCTTGGTAATGTTTAGTATAGATGTTGAGTCATCTAATGAAATCCATCGTGGCAATGAGAGAATGAAAGCAAAAGCGATTGAGTTTGCAAAACACCTGATTGAAAAGATGACTGAACTTGGTGGTGATGTTCGAACAAGATTTGAGCGCTCTGTTAGTTTCGATGTTGTGTTTCCATATTCTAAACCAAAGCAATCGACATCTTCTAGTTCTGGTCGTTTTTATGATCCGTATGTTGAATTCAAGAACCGTCCTGGTGAACTCGCTCGTTCTGCTCGTATGGGTCGTGTTGGTGCAGAGTTCAGAGGATCATATGGAGGCGATGCAAGCAACTATCGCGAGAGTTTCTCTGGTTACGACAACGACGAGGGCGATGTTGACCTCGAATATATGCTGGATGAGCAGATTGAGTTCCACAAGCAAGGACAGGCTGCTGCACAATACAAAGGTTCAATGAATGAGATGCACGCCGCAAAGATTCGTGAACTTGAGGTCAAGAAAAAAGCTTTGAAGCAAAGTGTATTGGAAGGAGTTGATGATATGAAACTACTACGCGAACTGTTGAATGAAGCGGAAAAGAAAAAGAAAGTTGGCAAGAAAACTGCTGCGTCAGTCTATCACCGCGACTACTTGAAGACGAAGAACAAACCGTACCGACAGTATGATCCCGACGATCGTAAGAAATCCGACTAACATCAAACCCGCTACGGCGGGTTTTTTGTTGACCTTACTGTGCTGTTTGTGTATAATAATCCAATAACCAAGGAGCAACCAGTGAGGCTACTACACACAAAGCAGCAAATGAATGAAAAAACGTTCGAGCCTGAACTTGTACTTACTATTGCTGTTCGCATTGATCATATGGACACCATGGATGCTGTTGAAAACGGCAATCCGGACGCTGTTCAGAAGATCGGGCAACAGTTCGTCGACATCATCAACAACAACGATATCAGGAAACATGTCAAAGCGTGATTTTTATGAGGTGCTTGGCGTCAGCAAGACTGCATCTGCGGACGAGATTAAAAAAGCATATCGCAAGCTAGCATCAAAACATCACCCCGATAAAGGCGGGGATACAGCGCTGTTCCAAGAAATCCAGGCAGCATACGATGTGCTGTCTGATCAAACAAAGCGCGATCAGTACGACCAGTTTGGTCCTGACTTCAACCAACGTGGTGCAGGTGGACGGCATCACGATCCGTTCGAACGCATGAGGCAACAGTTCCACCAGCATTTTGGTCATCATGACGGCGACCAGCCTGGCGAGAGCATGCACATTCGTGTTGAACTGACGCTAGAAGAAGCTGTAAAAGGCGTGAAGAAGACGATTGAGTTCTTCCGTGCTGATCAGTGTGACACCTGTGAAGGAACTGGCGCCAAGCCAGGAACAACAAAAAAATCATGCGGACACTGTGGTGGGTCAGGGATGCTGTACCAGCGACATGGTCCTATGACAACAATGACCGGCTGCTCATTCTGTAATGGCACTGGTGAAATCATTGAACAACCGTGTGATACCTGCGGTGGGCACGGAATCGTTCGTGGCAAAGCCAGTGTGGAGATCTCGATACCTGCTGGGATTGAGACAGGCCAGCAAATCCGTGCAGCTCGTCAGGGCGGTTGGGGCAAAGGCGGTAGAGGCCATCTTATCATTCAGGTCGTTGTTCGATCTCATCCATCCTTCGAGCGTGATGGCCCTCACTTGCGAACAAAGGTTGAGATCCCATTCACAACAGCGATCCTTGGTGGCGAAGCAAAGGTCAAGTTGTTATCAGGCGATGAACTGATCGTCAAGATCCCTGCTGGCACTCAGCCAAACGCAACAATGCGTGCAGCTGGTAAAGGTGTGCGCACTGTACATAACCCAATCGTAGGAGATATGTACATTACGGTTGTTGTCAAAATCCCAACAACACTGTATAGTCAACAACGCTCATTGATTGAGCAATATGCCAACTTACAAGGAGAATAATATGGGCAACAGAGATAAACCACGCAAAGAAGCCAAAAAGCCGAAGAAAGATAAAACTCCTCCGGCGAAGTAACTAGGTTAGTTGTTTTAACATAGCCTTGGTGTAGATGTTAATGCCCCAACCTGGAGCGTTAACATCTACCAGACCTATCCCTACCCCGTCTTTGGTATAGGCAGCCTTCTTCCCTTTTCGTTTTTCCGAATAAGCAAGTTTTCTTTCGGTTGGATGCTTGCTGCCTCTTCTAGCTTCAGTGCGCTTGCGGACGTGTTCTGGAGATTGCTTTCCATACACACGATCTCGACCGCAAATATATATTTCGCCTGTTGTCCATCTTGGATCGTCCAGCGGGACGCGTTTCCTGCGACCGTCTGGCAACACCGCAACTGCGGTATGTTTAGTGGCTTGGCTTATAACTGATCTGACAGAATCACTGTTTGTTGCACCTTTTCTGATCCCCACGATCTCGCCAGTCGCCCATCTGGGATCATCAGTTGGGACAGAGCCCAGATACACGCCGTCTGTTGTTTTAGCGTTTGCACACTTAATTGTGTTAAATTTCGGCGATGTGTCTCCGTTCCGCTTGTTGAGAAATCTGTCGTCTTTTGCAGCGTTCAGTCGCGTTAACACTTTATTCTCCCATCGCCTTGCTTGTTCAGATGACGCGAACACGCGTCTGACTTCTACCACATCTGGCTCACCGTGTAGTTGTCTGAACTGCTTGACCCATTTAGAGCTGGTGAAATAGCTGTCCCACAAATCAGACGGATGGCACCCTGTCCCGGTTCGTCTTCCGTAATACCACACATTGTGAGCTGACCATCCAATTAAATATGTGTATGGTGTTGACATTTTTGCTAATCCTTGTATAATGTGTTATGTGTATATTTATTAAGGAGAATAAAAATTCCAATGTACGGATACCGGTGTTCTAACTGCGGCGCCGAAACAGAAAAACTGCAGAAGCTATCTGACGCACCTCTAACAAAATGTGAGGTATGTGGGCACGAAACTCTTGAGAAGACACTCTCAACTGGAACAGGTTTCTGCTTGATGGGCCACGGCTGGCACAAGCCTGGAATGACCGCTTCACGGTCAACAGGGAACCGCTAACGAGGCATAATGAACCAAGAGGTTGTTGACAGTATCGCCAGCACCTCTTGTTCGTTGTAACGGTACAACTTGGAACACAGCGCAACAAACTCATGATATTGATCAAGACATTGTTCTGCTGTTTTCACTTCACGCCAAATGTGGTATGATGCCTTTGCGTACTCAACCATATCTTGTTTCTCGTTGGGGTAAGTATTTATCGTTGACGAGCAACATAAATAGATGATCTTGAGCACAGATGTAAAACAGACTCACAACATTGACACACACTACACACAAGGAGAAAATTATGTCAAAAGAAGTTAAATCCCCGTTCGAACTCCGTATGGAGATGATCCAAACAGCAAAAGAGCTGTTGGAGAAGCAATTTGAGCTGAATAAAGAAATCGCTATGACGTCGTGGAATATGGCTGTTGCAGCTGCGAAAACAACTCAAGCCGCTATTCCTGAAATGCCAAAGCTGTCATATCCGTCGTATGATGATGTGATGGCACTGGCACAGAAGATGAACTCTTTTGTCAGTGGCAGCACTAAGTAATTTTATTTTGTGAAAAGAGAGCTACCAATATTGGTAGATCTCCAGTTATTAACTATATAAGGAACAACTATGAAAAAAATGTTATTTGCAGTCGCTCTAGCAGCTGCTGCTACTGTTGCTCAAGCAGTTGAAGTTGGTGTTACTGCTAACCGTGACTACGCTGGTGCTAATCGCAACGGTGCTGGTCTCACAATTGGTAACAAATACGGCAATTTCGGCGTAACTGCTGGGTTCGAGCGTTCAACGGTGGGTACCAACGACCAAAACCGTTGGTCTCTGATCGGCAGTCACGATACTGTCAAACTTGGCTCTGTCTCTGTTGGTCCTCGTGCAGGTGTAGCTTACCTGGACAACCAGACAGGCTCTAACGGTTTCGCTGCTGTTGTTGGCGTCGGCGCGACTGTTCCACTGACCAGTACCGTAACTTTCGCTGCTGACTTTACCCGTCAGTACGGCCAGAACCGTGTACAAGCGTTTGACGGCAATCGCGTAACTTTGGGTTTGCGCAAGTCGTTCTAAACAAAAACACCGTGTGAAGGTGCAGCCCGCGGCTTCGGCCCGGGCACCTGGGGATGTGGCAGAGTGGTCTATTGCACCGGTCTTGATTCTAATCATAAATACAAGCAAGGAGGTGCTTTATGCCAAATTGCAAGTTTTGTGAAAAAGATATATTAACCAATGGTGCTTTAGCTACACACGAACCTTTTTGTAAAAATAATCCTGGCAGAGTTTCTCGCGGGCGGCATCCAAACGCTGGCAGAAAACCGGGTTCAATCCCCTGGAATAAGGGATTGAGAGGTGATCCTCGCTGTCAGCACAGCGAGGAGTACAAACAGAACAGAATCGGAAAGGGGACTGGCAGAGGATCAACGCCTGAGCGTGAAGCTGAACGCGTTCGTAAAATAACCGAACGAGCAAAACTAAACAATGGGGGTTATCGGCCGGGTTCAGGTCGCGGTAAAAAAGGTTGGTATCGAGGGTTCTTTTGTGATTCAACATATGAGCTAGCGTATGTGGTATATTGTTTAGATCACAACATAAACATCCAGCGAAATACAGAAAAACGGCAGTATATTTGGAACGGCGTTACGAAAAACTATATTCCGGATTTCATTGTTGATGAAAAACTTGTTGAAATAAAAGGGTATAAATCAGAGCAGTGGGAAGCAAAACTGTCTGCAAACCCTGATGTCATTGTGTTGTATCAGGCAGATTTAAAACCGGTGTTTGACTATGTTATAAATAAACACGGCAAAGATTTTGTAAAGTTGTACGAAACGGAGAGCTTAGCCGAATCGGCATAGCGGCAGCTGCCTTGAAAGCAGAAGGCCTCGCAGGAGGTGTGGGGGTTCGAGTCCCTCGCTCTCCGCCATCCTACCACTTCCGCCATAGATAAACTTAACGATCTCACCTGAGTTCGTTAGAGCAGGATGTGAAGATTAAGTTCCTACACTGCCTAGTAAGCTCCACGCGATAACATCAAGTGAACTGAACGCAATAACAGGTTCAGCGGGATCCTTATTCGTAAAGGAGACCTGCTATGTCAATTGGTTTTGTAACCCTGATCCAGGGCGAGGTTCTAGCAAAAGACCCTCAAGGAAATACGCGTCGTCTAAAAGAAGGCGATCAAATCAACAAGGGCGAAACGATTATCACACAGGCTGGCGGCCGAGTTGAGATAATGACTGATGTGGGCCCTATCACGGTTGGTGAGCATCAAAACGTTGCAATAACACACTCACCCGTATAGATTTTCTTCACAAAACACCAAGTAGTGAAGAAAATCTTTGATGAGTTGTAAAAATATTTGAGATTGACTGTTGACTTGCAGAAAAAATCAAGTAAGATGTAGTCTACTTCTGAGTGAGAAATCATTCGGTTGTGAGAAACACCATAAAAGGATCGGTGCAGCAATCAACACTTTATAATGATTGTTGGGAGAATTCAGACGAGCGGAGGGAAACCTGTGATGCAATATGCTGTAGGAGACCCAACTAGGCGCCAGGCTGAAACTTGGATCGGAGCATAGGTCAAGACACCAAAGCCGTCTAGCACTAACGTCAAAGTGCTCGTTCTGTGGTGGGGACGTAAATCGCCGACAAAACAGTCTTTGGACTGAGGCCCGATCCTGTTCTATAACCATTCATATCACATAGGAAGAAACAAAATGTTGTCTCGTACTGAAAATGGCGCCTTGACACACGCTTCGTCTGGTAACGCATTGCTGGACCTGTTTTTCAACGTCGGTGCTGCTCGCAAGAACACTGACAAGGCTGTAGAAATGTTCCACAAGGCTCGTGAGCAAGATCCTGAACTCGCGCTCCGTGTGGCGATGTGGGCTCGCGACGTCCGTGGCGGTGCTGGAGAGCGCGAAGTATTCCGAGCAATCCTGTCTGATCTTGACAAGCGCGTTCGTTTCACCGAATCGCTGCTGGAGAAGTTTGCGGAAATCGGCCGTGCCGATGACCTGCTGACTGTGTCGAACAATTTCGACGCTGTGGCAAAGTTCTACAAGTCGAAGATCGACAACTCCGAGCTGTCTGGTCTGTTCGCCAAGTGGGCACCACGTCAAGGTCCTGTTGCAAACAAGCTGCGCAAGGCTTGGGGATTCGTTTCTCCGAAGGCTTACCGCAAGTTCGTTGTGTCAGCAACTGATGTTGTTGAGCAAAAGATGTGTGCCAAGCAATGGGACGCAGTGACGTACGACCACGTACCGTCAGTTGCTATGGCTCGGTACAATGCTGCTTTCAAGCGCAATGACGCTGTCCGTTTTGACGCATACAAGAAGGCGTTGGAGAACGGTACTGCGAAGATCAACGCATCCGCTGTGTTCCCTCACGACGTGATCCGCACTGCCCGCGGTGGCGACGCGTCACAAGGTGTGATCCAGGCACAATGGAACGCTCTGCCTGACTTCGTCAAGGATGGTTCTGCTATCTTGCCAATGTGCGACGTTTCCGGTTCGATGGAATGCAAGATCAGTGGCTCGGTTTCTGCTATGGACGTGTCGATCGCTCTCGGTCTGTACATCTCTGAACGCCAGTCTGGTCCGTTCAAGGACATGGTGCTGACATTCAGCTCGTCTCCGCAGTTCCACAAGGTTTACGGCGATACGATCAACGATCGTATCGACGACCTGGAAAGCGCTAACTGGGGTATGAGCACGAACCTGCAAGTTGCGTTCGACGCAATCTTGAAGGTGGCAAAGGACAACAAAGTCCCTGCTGACCACATGCCGAAGTACTTGGTGATCCTGTCCGACATGGAGTTCAACTCAGCTTGCCGTGACAAAACGAACCACCAAGCAGCAAAGGCAAAGTACGAAGCTGCTGGCTATGAGATGCCGAAGGTTGTGTACTGGAACCTGAACAGCCGCACGAAGAACGTCCCTGTGACGATGACTGCGAACGGCGTTGCTCTGGTCTCTGGTTTCAGCCCAAGCATCATGAAGACAGTGCTCAGCGCCGACAAGTTCGATCCGATGAGCATCCTGTTCGACGCAGTGATGGTCGAGCGCTACAACGTAGAAGGCTGGACCGTATGAGTATCTGGCGCACAACCCCAGTGGAAAGTGTGCCAGTTCTCAAACTGACAAAGTGGTCGGTGTTCCAGACTGAAACAGGGCAACGCCACTTCGTCGGCTACAACATGACGGAAGGTGAAGGCAGGGTCAGTTCCGCGATTGTGGAGTTTGACTCTGCCTCTCGTCGTGGAAGAACCAGCACAGGACGTATATACGAACTGATTGGTGAGCCAGGGTTTAGCAGTGATGCTGAATATGTTAAGACTGGGTGGCTAAATATCAATCGAGTATCAGAACATTTTGATGTGACGGAACAGTACATATGAGAGCATATTTCAATGATGCCAGGATCTTCTGTTGGTTGAGAGAACGGTTTGGCGTTGATAAACCGATAGCATTGGGTTGGGGCGAGTGGGACAAATGGGGCGCTCGGCTGAAAGCCGAAAAACCACTCGCCTACTTCCTAACAGAGACACTCCCTGACGTTCTGTCGCACACCCACAACGCATTCACAGCACCGTACCACAACGCACGAGCATATATTCGTAACAGGTGGGTGCAACGGTCTCATTGTCTTAACACAAAACTCAAGCCTGGGCAATACTATAGTTTCAACACACGGTTGATTAACGGTGTATTTGAAGAACTTGTTGATTTTGTTGAGGTAGAAACTGCTTGGTATCACGCGTGGCAGTTAAGCAAAGAGGACCGAGCAAAATACGGAATGCCGAAGTGGTACAACTTGTCAATATTCCGTTACGGTCAGTGGCGCTCCGCGAAGGCAGGACTTGACTATTATCAATGGGCGAGCTCACTAACGATGAATGACGATTATGGTGTTGAGCAAGGTCGCCCTGACTATGACAAACCAACACCACAAGCAGAGTGTGCTAAAGAAATCCTCGCTCTGTATGATTGGTGGAAGAACATTCGTCCATCCCGTGGTGATTCGTGGGATGCTACAGGATTTCGCGATCTGTGGAAAAAATTAGACGCAAAGTACGGTGATGACAATTGGCTGCTCGTCCGTCCATCACCAATGACAGACGATGAGCAGGCTGAATATCGCAAACTTTCTGACGCAACACATCAGCTTGAAGCACAATGGGATCAAGAAGACGAACAAATGCTGATCCGTGTGGTAAAAATCAGACAACATTTGGATACATGACAATGAGCGACGGATATACAGAAGCAGTGATTCGTGATCTACAGCGCGAACAGGATAACAAGGATTGCGTTATCAGATTACTGCAGGAAAAAATTAGCCAGTTGCAGGCAGAGAACGAGCTATTGGCTGCTCGTCTACATGCCAGACAACAGTACTATGACGGAAACGACTGATATGGCAATTGAAATAGAACGAAAATTTCTGGTTAGTCAGCAAAATCTGGGTGTAGCAAAATCACGTGCTACATCATTCCGTACTATTAGACAGGGTTATTTGTTGACAAAAGTCAATAAAAGCGTTCGTGTACGGTTGTCAGAAACGGGTTCAGCAAAAACAGCACATCTGTCGATTAAAGGACCCAAGATTGGTTCAATGTCTGTTGAGTTTGAGTATGAGATCCCACACAATGATGGCCTGCACCTATTGACAATGTGCGAACACGTTCTCGATAAGGTGCGTTACAACGTGATTGATCAGCACGGTCAATTTTGGGAAGTTGATGTGTTTGACGGACTGAACAAAGGCCTAGTTGTCGCCGAAATAGAAATGGTAGATACTAACCAAAAAATCACAATCCCGGATTGGGTTGGTCGAGAAGTAACGACTGATCCTGCATACACGAATGCGGTTCTCGTAAAACAAAAAGCACCTGTTGAATAAGGAACCAAAAATGGACCAAGTTTCTATGTACGATGATCTTGCCGTAAAGTACCCCGACCTCGTTGGTGGTAGCAAATTCGGTGGTTTTGCTGTCGGTGATGGGTGGTACGGACTGATTGACGGCTTGTGTGGAATGATCACTCATTATGTCAAGACACACAATGATGATGTTGATTATCGTCTTCAACAAATTGCGGAAGGCAAACGGACTGAAAAGGATTATAGCCCTGATCTGTTGGTCAAGAGGGAAATGCCCAAGATCCGGCAAGTGAAGGAAAAGTTTGGTGGTTTGCGGTTCTATGTTGATACAACCGACAAGCGCATCCACCACTGGATTGAGTTTGCTGAGGTGGTGTCTACAAAAATTTGCGAAGAGTGTGGAGCACCAGGCGAACGTCGCGGAGAGGGCTGGGTTCGCACACTGTGTGACTTCCATGAGGCTGAATACCAGAAAAAGATCGCGAACCGTTGACATTTGACCCAAACCTTTGTATAGTACACGCACCTTAAACAACCTTGGAGTTATCAGATGGCACAAACTACCGTTCTTGGACGTTTTTCTCGTCACTTCGTCTTCCAGCGGTTCAATCCGCATGATGAAGAGCATCTGAAGGCATATGCATACTGGCGTATGCACGGCCGCATGCACCCAACGCTGCGGTTCCACCTTGAGGATCCGTTCAACAACGTTCCGTCTATGATGGAAGTAAGAATCGCAGAGGCTTGGCTTGCTCAGCGTCCTGAGATTGTCCAGACTGTTGACAAAGAGATGAGTGGCAGACTGCAGTCTGCATGATATAAATATCTGGATGACAAAACAAGAACAACAAATCGTAGAGGGATTGAAGGCAGAGGTGGATCGGCTATCAAGGCTGGTCCACGCTCTGTCTGTCCGTGTTCGCGAAACAGAACGCGATAACGTCCGTATCAAACACGAACTCAGAACTGCTCGTGCTCAGATACTGGCACTAGATAGCAGAACAAGAGGAGGTTGATATGGATATGGCCCTAGCGTTTTTGCGGATGTGGTGGAAAGAGATTTTCATCGTCGCTGTCATTGCAGGTGGTGTTTGGTACGTTTATAATCTACACGACAAGATTGACGAGCAGCAAGAACAGTTGCGGATAGCGCAGATTAATATTGATACGCTAACAGCAAATAACACACGTTTGGAAAATGCTGCTAAGGAGGCGAACGTGTTGGTTGAACGATTTGACAGGTTCGCTGCGGATACACGAACAAATTTTGCCGACCTTAACGAGAGCGTAACAGGCAGCAACTTAGCAATGTTACACCAACAGCAAATGATTCTTCGTGAACGTAAGCCTCAAACGTGCGAAGAAGCGATTAAATATCTGATTGATGCACAAAGGGAGTTTGCAAGATGAAAACAACAATCACAACACTGATCTCTGTTGCGTTATTGGCTGGATGTGCAACGCCACTCGTGCCTGAAACGCGAATCGTACGGGTCAACACACCGATTCCGTTCTGCCCAGCACCTCCAACAGTAGCGCGATGCACAAACTACGTTGACGCTTTAACACCTGAAGACGCCAAGAATCCCGGCAAAGTCGCTCGGGCGTACAGGTTGGACATGGCTTGCCTCCGTGCAAACGATCGTGTTTTCCGGCAGATCCTTGAACGATACGCAGAAGTGTCAAAGTTGAATACAGAAGTTCAACAAATGTTCATTGACTACGGCAATGTGTACGAGAGAGCATTGCTGCCCGAACCCTCGCCAACGCAATGAGCGGTCATAAATAACTCCACACAAGTGGAGTTTTTAGTTTATGAGCATGCAAGAATTGTGGGAAGGGATGCTGAACGGCAAACCTGCAAAGTTGTTCGCTGAGAACGACACAATAACAGTTGCATACGTGACGGAAGGCGTGTTGTCCAACATCGCGTCTGGTGTATGGAGTTTTGCAAAAGCGCATCCAATGATGACTGCAATCGCTGGCGTTGCTGCTGTTGATGCTGTTAAGCAATACAACGCTAACAAGAAACTCGTCAAGTTCAGCGCCCGTGATGGCACAGAACGCAAGAGTATGCAGACGGTGATTGATCAAATGGTTAAGAGTGGCTACAAAGTTGTTCGCCAAGCACACAAAGGTGCCAATGGTTATGAATGGGAGTTGACAAAGAAATGAAACTTGCAGAACTGCTAACAGAAGGATCAGATATCAAAACGTTGAAGGCAAACAAAAAGCCTTTAACAAACGAGGAACGTGAAGAAGTGTTAAAGGCTGGTGCTGTGTGGCATCACGGTCCTAATGGCGCTGAAAGTCCTGCAGTGTGGAAAAGCGTTGATAAAAATGGTAAGACAACATACGTCGTCAACACGCACCGTGCCTATCAGACAGCGCCAACGCTAAAAGGCGCGATTAAGCACTATGCGTTCATTAAAACAACGGCATAAATATGACAAAAGCAATCAGACCAAAGAGCGACTACGAACGTCGGGGGAAGGATATCAAGAAGTATCCGTCACAATACGACAACGTTAACTACGGCAGGCCGAGAAAGGCACAGACGCACAACGTTGTGCTGAAAAATACTTTGACAGGTCAAGTGTTTGGCTACAAAACGATTGAGGAAACTATGAAGTTTGGCGATTTTATATCATTGATGGAAGACGCGATCTACGACGACCATGTTGCTTGGCAGCGTGCATGTCGTGCTGTCGCGTCGGACTGTCAGTTCACACCATCATCAAACATTGGCACGGTACCATATGAGCAACAGGCGGTGTGGTGGAATGAAAAGAACAACCCACTGATCGGTCATTGGGCAAAGGGTCGTGGCGTTGTGTACACGATTGACGAGAATGTTCTGTCAAAATGGCGGATTCACTTGAAAAACGGTGAAAAAGTTGAAGCTACAGGCGTCGATCGCTATGAAGCAAAAATGAAACTGACAGCAGCACAAAAGAAGGTTGGTGTTGAGAAGATTGAACGGATCGCTTTCGCTGTCAGCGAATCAACGGATGACACTCGTCTGCCAACAAGCGTAATTTCTGAAATCACAGGCCTGATCCGTAAAGGTGCAAAAGACCTCCAACAAGCATGGAAGAACGTGTTTGAACTCGTCCATACAGCGTACCATGTTGCTAACGTCAAGCGTCCCACACCTGGCCAAAAGGGAGCGTGGAAACAGTATGAAGAACTGTTGCGTGTTGGCGTCAAGGCGCTGGCAGACAACCGTGGGATGTCTGGCGAGTGGAGAACGTCAAAGGCTGCGTTCAGAGAGCATGCGGATACATCAGCTCTCGAACAAATCCTCGAGGAAGCATCGGGAACGCGTAGCCATCGGATTTTCGTTCGTGTTAAATCGATCGGGTTCGATGACGCTGAGCGTGAATACGAAGTGGAAGCTGGATCAATGGATGAAGTTGTTCAGTCGTTTATGGCGCAAGCAAAGCGTAATGGTCGCCACGTTCGTATAGAACCTGTTGCAGCAAACCAGATGAAACTTGTTGTCTATGTCAAAGGTGCAAACAAGATGCGTGACGAGCAGATTATCCAAATCAAAGACTGGTCCATGTAAAATCTGTTGACATATAAGTTCCGTTCGTTGTATAGTGTGAAAACACTCGGACGAGAACTATATGAACAAACAACAAATGGAAATGCTCAGCGTTAAGAGCGCGATTGAGCGAACAGCGAACGGTCTGATCGCACCGTTCTCGACAATCCCTAACCCAAACGCTGATTTGCTGTACGACGAAATCTGTCGTTACGTGGCCAGTCTGTTTGCTAGCCGTCAGATTGACCAAGACTACCGTGTTGCTCGTCAAGCTGCAGGCAACATTCTCCGCACAGAAACAACACACAAGCCTATCCTTCATGGTTGCTAAAAAACTGGCACCGAGTGCGAAATATGTATCAACAAAGCCAGCAAAATCTGTTGCAGCATTCACAGAACAACTTGTGACCGATCTCAATACGCTGCATAATGGTGGGACCGTTACATCACCGCTAACGAAGCGCGCTCTTGAAATCTCAAAGAGACTCACACGATGAAATCGTCTTTGATGTGGTTTGCAAACTTCGCAATGATGTTTGCTATGATTTCTTTGCTAAGCCCCAAAGTTGCAGCCGAGGCAGCAACTCCGTGGGTTGCCTTTTTTGTTGCAAACATGATATACTTGTACGACAGTGCTCGGCATAAAAACTGGCCATGGTTTTCAATGTGTACTTTTTGCAGTATTTGGAACGGCCTTTTGATCGCTTCACGCACTGTCAATGAGCACCTGTTCGATTTTCTAATTCCTGTCATCACATTTTTGGAGAAACTACCTTGACAAACAACACAAACGCGTTTAAACCTGGCGCGCAGCCTCCTCAGTTCTGCATTATCACACCAACTGCGTATCTCGAGAAGTATGCTGTCCAGTCAAAGACCCATTTGGTTCTCGCTCACCTTGTTGATGTTGATGACGCATACGCAGCATTCTACAAACAACGCTCACTTGCCGGCGATCGTCTGATTATGGACAACGGTGCTTTCGAACTTGGTGAGAGTTACGCACCTGACCGTCTAGTTGAACTCGGACACAAGTGTGGTGCTCACGCTCTGGTTCTTGCTGACTACCCGTTCGTTGAGAGCGCGAAGACTGTTGAAGCAGCAAAGCGATTGATCCCACAGGTCAAGGCTGCTGGGTTTGCGACATTCTTTGTTCCGCAGAGCAAGACAGGTGATTTCGAGGATTGGATTTCTGCGTACCAGTGGGCAGCAGAGAATGATGACATTGACATCATCGGTATGTCTATTCTTGGTGTACCAAACGCTATCCCACACATCCCAATCGCATACGCTCGTGTTGTGATGACGCAACTGCTGATGGATCGTGGTCTGCTTGCCAACAAGCATCACCACTATCTCGGTCTGAACAGTGCTCCTAACGTCGAGATTCCACCACTGCTTGCTCTCGGTGCTCTCGACACATGCGACAGTTCTAACCCAACATGGTGCGGAATCAATGGGATCCAGTACAACGAAACGTACTCTGACTGGATGGGGATCCAGAAGAAATACCTACGCGAAGTTGATTTCAACGAGCATTTCTCGAAGAAGGCTCACATCCACAAAGCAATCCAAACAAACATCGATATGACAATGGGACTGTTCAATGGCTAACATGGAGATCAATGTCCGCCGTCTGTGGGACAAAACTCTGTGGCGAAACAACACGGATAACTACAACTATTCCACACTGTGTGAAGGATACATTGGTGAAATCATTGCACGAAAAAAACAATGGTCTGTAGATGCGATCACAGTTGGTTACGACAACCGTTACGATCTAGTGTTGGCTGGTCGCAAGGTTGAAGTCAAGGTGTCGTCTGGCTATCTGTTGAAGATTGAGTACTGCCGACAGAACCGCAAACTATCAGGGATCTCTACAACAGAAGCGGATTGGCATGCAACGCTAAACACAAGCCGGAACGGTGATGGCAAACTGCGGCTGATCCCAACCGAGTTGCTGATTGAACAACTGTACATCAAGTTGGAACAGGGCGAGTCTCGGTTTAGCGAAGGCGTCAATGGCGAACAGGGCTACTACTACGTCAACATCAATCCGTATGACGACTTGTACAACAACGACGGATGGGTGTGCAACATTCCGTTCCGAAACGTAACAGATCCTGACGGAATGCTGAACGTTGTTTACAATCTAGGACCAGCGCCACAAGAGTGGAGCCACTCAATCACTGCACGGTTGCACAGAGAGTTGACCGTTGGATGAAAATCGTTTACAATACAACTATAACAACAAGGAGAATAGTATGAAGCATATTATGGGAGAGAATTCCAAGTCGAGCCTAACGGCAGTTCAGGAAGGCGACGTTCAGCCAAACGCAGTTGATCTGCGGCTCGGCAAAGTATTCAAGATCAAAGATGCTGTTTTTGAAATCAGCAATGAACACAAAAAACACAGAGGGAGTTTTGAGATCCATCCAGACCCTGATGGGTATTACACGTTGCAGCCAGGGTCATACGAAGTTGTGATGGAAAACATCATCAACGTTGGTGAAGGTGAGGCTGGCTGGGTGATCACTCGTTCAACGCTGAACCGTAACGGTTGCTTCTTGACATCCGGTTTGTACGACACAGGATACAATGGTATTATGGCTGGCGTGCTGCACGTCAACATCGGTACAGCACGGATCAAGAAGGGCACGCGGATCGGTCAATACCTCAATTTCAACGCCGAGGCGCTGCATAAGTATGACGGCGACTACGGTATCGGCAAAGCACACGATGCAAAATATGTCAAGGAGGGCGCATGAGCCAGGTTCAACCAATCACATACAAGTGGACAAGCACGAAAGAATATGTTGATGCATTCCCATGCGCATATAGGCAATTCCGTGCTGACAGTCATTGCAATCTGATCCATGGCTATGCGTTCAGCATGCGGTTCTTTTTCGGAACCAATGACCTCGATGTTCGCAACTGGTGCGCCGATTACGGTGGGCTGAAAGAACTGAAAAGCATTCTGCAAGACCAATTTGACCACACTCTGCTTGTTGCACAGGACGATCCTGAACTAGAGACGTACAAACTGCTTGAGCAGAAGAAGATGGCAAAGTTGACGATCCTTCCGCGCCTTGGTTGTGAAGGTCTCGCCGACATGCTGTACAAGTTCGTCAATGGCGTGTATATTCCCGACTACTGGGGCCCTGGTGAAGCAGAGCGTCTGTGGTGCTATCGCGTCGAAGTTCGCGAGACTCAAGCAAATATGGCTTGGCGCGAAGGGCATCGCGAGTGGGGCGAGGATCTGTTTGCATAAGGAGAAAAATATGGCAGATAAACAAGTACAAATTTCCGCAGTATTGTTGGAAGAGTTGGTGATTGGAGCACAAAACGTTGCAGAACTTGCTCGTCCACAAACGGACGGCGAGAAAGCAGAAGTTGCTCGGTTGAACAGAGCAGTATCTTCTGCTGCAACGATCCTTCGTGGTTCGCTCGGCCCGCAGTCGTTTAGTGGGAACGAGACGGGGCATTTTCACATTGATCCTACTCGCAGCCAGTTTATATGAGACACTACTTTGAACCGCAATCGCAACAGAACGAATACACGTACTACGAGCGATACGAAAATCCAGACTCAATCGTGAAGTCAGAACTGTATGTTCGTTCAGTTGCGCCAGAAGATGTTGATGTGCTCGCATCTGAGTTTCGGTTTGTTGAGTGGATCTACGATCGTCGGTTTGGATACAATTTCCCAATCCTGGAGCGACTGTGATGACGTTAGACGAAGCGTTTGCAGGACAGAGACCGTCAGAGACAACAACGTTGTTTTATCTTGAGTGCAGTGATGTGTATCCTGAAGGCGACGGCATTCCTGTGTCTGTTGCAGAAATGAAACGAATCAATGCTGACACCTTGTCAGCAATGGATGGTTTGGTGTTTGTCAGCATGATGGACAACATTCCTGTGTTTAAGATTCCTGGTACGGTGACTATATGAGCAATAATAAGCCGAGAGGCTACTTTGAAAAGGTGTTAGTGATTGACACCGAGACGAGCGGGATGGCGTTCGGGACAGATGATCCGTCGCACAATCCAACGACGGGTGAAACGTACCAAATTGTCTCTATCGGCCTGATTGTTGCCAGCGTTGCAACGTTCAAGCCCGTGGAAGAACTGTACCTGGAGATCAAGTGGGACGGCGAATCGAAGTGGAGCAAAGAGGCTGAGCGTGTCCACGGTCTATCGTTAGAGCATCTTGAGGCCCATGGAATGGACCGACAAGATGCAGTTGCTGAAATCGGCAACCTTGTTCTGAAGTACTGGGGACCTGATGTGCCGATCTGTTTACTTGGACACAACGTTGCTACATTTGACTTGCCGTTCTTCAAACGATTGATGCGTAGTGAAGGGTTGGAGTTGAAGTTTGGCAACCGTTATATTGATACAAACAGTATTGGGATTGCCACGTTTGGGACATTCAACAGTGACGATTTGTTCGCAGCTGCCGGATTGCCTGTACGCGATCCATCAAAGCACAACGCTCTTGCCGATGCGCAGATGGCACTAGCATCTGCTCGACTGGTCAAACAGCTTTGGACCGAGTTGGTCACACCAGAACTGTGAGGAGACAGTAATGTACGACAGCAACAACCCTTCATACGAGATGATCCACAACGCTATGTTTGAGTTGTGGGGGAAAATCAGCGGGACAGGGATTAAACCAAACAAGATTGTCGGGGTTGCTCG